ACTCCGCAAGAGTTCCAGAAGCTAACCTATGCCGCCAAGCGCTTCGGGCTTGAGCAAGACAAAGTATCCGACATTCTCAAGGACACCAACGACCGCATTGGTGATTTTATCCAGACCGGTGGCGGCCCCATGGCCGACTTCTTTGAGAATATCGCCCCGAAGGTAGGCGTAACGGCTGAGCAGTTTGAGCGTTTATCCGGCCCGCAAGCGTTGCAGCTTTACGTGAAGAGTCTGCAAGAAGCTGGCGTAAGCCAGAAGGATATGACGTTCTACATGGAGGCGATGGCCTCCGACTCTACCGCCCTGATCCCGCTGTTGCGCGACAACGGCAGGCTGATGGGCGAGCTGGGTGACGAAGCCGAGCGCACAGGCAACGTCTTTTCTGATATTGAGTTCCAGCAGCTCGAAAGTGTGCGGCGCGGCATGGACGAATTGACCGGCGCGGCCACCGGCATGAAAAACGAGATTGCGTTCGCCGCTCTGCCTGCCATAAACGACCTAGTTGATTTATTGTCCGACGAAGAAACCATGAAGTCGGCGCAATCGCTAGGGATAGCGGTAGTTTCTGCTATGAACAAGGCCGCCAAGGCGGTCGATGGCGCGATCAAAGTCACGCAATTTCTAGCCGAAGAACTAGCGGCCATGACTGAGGGCGCGGCTCCGGATGATATTGTTCGGTTGCAGGACGAGCTTGGCACGCTCTATGAAATGCTAGACAACCCCACTAAGCGCCTCCGCTTCTTCGGCAAGGATGGCGCGGTCGTCTATTACAACAAAGACGAAATATGGGACATGATCGCTGAGACGGAGAACAAGATTGTTGATTTCCGTAATAACGTGTCGAAAGGTGCAGGCACGCGACCCGCACCCCTGCTTCAACTGGTTGACGAACCTACCGTGCCAAGCACATCAGGCGGTGGTGGTGCGCCGACTGGCGGATTAGGCGGCCCATCAGAAGTCGAGAAGGGCATGGCCGACAGGCGAGCCGCCTTGATTGGCGCGTTCCAGACCGAGCGCCTCGCAATCCTTGAAGAGTACGGCCGCACTCAAGAAGAAATCAAAGCGCTTGAGCAGGTCGCCATTGAAGAGGGCGGCATCACTCAAATGCAGGCCACCGATCTTCGAATCAGAAACGAAGAGCGGAAGAATGCAGCTCTCGCAGAATTGCGCCAAGCCGACCTTGAAAACAATGAATCTTATTGGGTGGATTGGCTAGAGTCCGCCGAAGCCAATCTGCAAAACTTCGACGCTCTCAGCAAGACCGTTATCGACAACTTCACCACCGGCTTCGGCAATGCGTTTGAGTCGATCATCTTTGATTCTGAAAACCTAGACGATGCACTCAAAGGCATCGCTGAAACCATCCTGCGCTCGGTGGTCAACTCCATCGGCCAGATGGCCGCTCAATGGCTGGCGCTCCAAGCCGTGCAAGCTATTATGGGCACATCAGCCACCGCCACAACAGTCGCGCAAGCAGCTATAGCCAGTGCAGCATGGGCACCGGCTGCCGCCATGGCCTCGCTGGCAACAATGGGCGGGAACGCTGTACCAGCCGCAGCCGCATTGACCAGCACCACCGCCCTATCCAGCACACTAGCCGTCGTCGGCATGGCCCACGACGGCATCGACTCGGTGCCGGAAGAAGGCACATGGCTTTTGGATAAAGGCGAGCGCGTTCTAACCTCCGAAACCAGCGCCAAGCTGGACGCGACCTTGAGCCGGATTGGACAGGGCGGCAGCGGAACCGTGGTTAACGTCAACAACGCACCGGCAGGCACCCGAACCGAAGAAAGCACCGATAGCCAGGGCAATCGCGTAATCGATATTTTCATCGCTGATATGTCTACGGGCGGGCCAATGTCGCGCACGATGCAATCCACCTACGGACTCAAAAGGCAGGGCCGATAATGGCGAGCATTGATTATCCGGCTGAGTTGCCGACACCGCAGCGCGCAGGCTACGCGATTCAGCACGCCAGCCCCTTCATGCGCACGGAGATGTCCACCGGCAGAGCGCGGCAACGTAGAGCGTTCACCAGCGTGCCGAGCAGCGTAGAGCTTCAATGGTTGCTAACCAACGCGCAGGCCCAGATATTCGAGGCATGGTTTGCGTACGACATCACAGACGGTGCTGACTGGTTCAATCTCGCGCTAACCACTCCGGTTGGCCGGCTGGAATTCTACGAGTGCCGGTTCTCTGAGATGTATAGCGGCCCTGCTCTGGTTGGGCTGGATCACTGGCGCTACACCGCCAAGGTGGAAATCCGCAAGCGCCCACTGCTGCCCAAAGACTGGTATTTGATCGGCAGGGAGTTTGTTTTGGGCGCCGATATTATCGACCAGGCAATGAACCGAGAGTGGCCCGAAGCATGAGCATCATTGAAACGGTCTACGCCAGCGCGCCCTCGGAGCATGTAATCCTGCCAACGCTGGAAATTCTGGTGCCAGGGCACGACCCAATCCGAGTCGTGTCGGGCTATGAAGACATCGAGGCCACGCTGGAAACTGGCGAAACGGTCACTTTTCAAGCCGGGCCGTTTGCTCACAAAGAGCCGAGCAAAGACACGCGAGGCGTTCAAACTCTAACGTTCTCGATCGCCAACGTGACTGGCGAGGCACAGGCCGCTGTAGAGGCTGCCATTGAGTCAGACGCCCATGTGCCGGTGAACTATCGCGTGTACCTATCCACCGACCTGACAGCCCCTGCCAAGCGGCCATACAAGATGGTCATGCGTGGCGGTTCGTTCAACGGGATGATGGTTCAGGTGGAGGCCGGTTACTTTGATCTGCTGAATACGGCGTGGCCCCGCAAACGCTACACCGCCGATTTCGCCCCTGGCCTTCGGTACATCTGATGACGCTCAACGATCTTTTGAAAGTCCCATACGTGGCGAATGGTCGGCTGCCAACTGGCGCGGATTGTTACGGGCTGGTTCGGCTGGCAAGGGTTCATTTGTTCGGTAAGCCTTGGATGCCTGAGCACGGTGCTGTAGAGGGCGGCAATAAGCGGGCAATGACTGAAGCCATGCTGGCGGAATCCCGCAATTACCGCGAATGCCAACCAGTGCCGGGGGCATGGGCGGCTGCGTTCCGGGGCAGGCTCTGCACCCACATCGCCATCGTGGTCGAAGTGGACGGAAGGCGCATGATCTTGGAAACAGACGAACCGGGCAAGGGCAAGCACGGCCCTCGCTTGGTCGGTGTCCGGCAGTTTGAGAGTCGTTTTTTAAGGGTTGTCTACTATGACGATTAAGGTTTTTGAGTCCATTCTGCCGGTTGAGCCTGCCGAGGTGTATGACGACCATGGCATGACCGTTGAGGCGTGGATTCAATCTAAAGCTTCGGACTATAAACGAGGCGAGCAACAGCCCGTTTCGTGCGCCATCAATGGCGAGATCGTAAAGCCTGCCGATTGGCCCGAGCGCGTCATTGGTGCGGATGATGTTGTTGAGTTCCGAGTGGTGCCGCTTGGCGGGGCGGTTGGCGACTTTTTTGGCAGCGCCCTCGGCTTCATTGCAAACCCCATGGCCTACTACTTTGTAAAAGGGTATGAAGCAGTCTCAGACTGGATCATGCCCAACATTCCAGACTCTAGAGGTGGCGGCCAGCAAGGCTCAAGAATCGAATCGGCAGACGCAAAAGCGAACGTGGCGAGACTGGGCCAAGGTGTGCCAGAGCTTTTGGGGCGCTATATCCGATACCCCGACTACCTGAACCAGCCAAGATCGTACTACAAGAACCCAAGGACGCAGGTTCAGAACATCATGTTAGCCGTGACAGTTGGCGAGTGCACGATAGAAAGCTCTACCGTTCAGCTCGGCGAGACGCCGTTAAGCCAACTGGGGGATGCGGTTAGCTATGAGATATTCCCGCCTGGAGCTGATGTATCTTCCCACCCTGCGCATGAGAATTGGTATTCCTCACCGGAGGTCGGGTCTACAACAGGAGGGAGCGGTATAAAGCTGAGCTACGGAGAGGCCCTGTCTTCAGGCTTGCTTGGTGTGAAGGTTAGCTACAGCGGGTCAGGGGTCAAAACCACCAGCGCGTCTGTCTACTTCCCGGGCGATTGGGCGGTAGGCGACTTTATAGCCGTGACTCAACGACAAAGCGTAACAATATCCGTTGATGGCAGCGGGCTTGTTACTCTAACTGGCGACTGGGGCGATGCGGATGTAGGCGATCAATTGCGCTTCCGATCCACGGAGCTTTCCGAGGCCAACGGTATTTTTACCATCGACACAAAGGCCGGAAACGACATAACTATTTCGGCAAGCGGCGTGCCTGCCAATGGGTGGCCTGCCGGCTCAAAGCTCGTCTACACAAGGCGAGAGGATGAAGAGTTCCGAATAGACAGTATCGTTTATGATGTGACCTATCCAGAGTTAGTGGACGGATATAACGTTAGCCGGTATGTCGGCGGCTCGACAGACTCCGGCTGGGCCGGTTTCGGCGGTGGCACTGGATATGCCGACGTATTGCTGGCTGGCCGCTCCGAGGCGGATGGCTGGATAGGCCCGTTTGTTGCCTGCCCTTATGGGGAGGTTGCTAGCGAGATCGAGGTTGATATCTTCCTGCCTCAAGGCCAGGGCATCATAGACGATGGAAAGGTTAAGCCATTCGGGTACAACCAACAGATTGAAATCCAGTGGAGGGAGTACGGGGAATCTGCATGGAGCAGCCAGGTCCACACTATCGACAACGCAACTAGGGACCAGCTCGGCTTCACGTTCCCGGTGACACTTGGCGCGCCCTTCAGGCCGGAAGTTCGAGTGCGAAGGACACACTCAGAAAGTACAAAGCTGGAGCACTTGAACCGTTTTGAGTGGCAAGCGCTTCGCGCAAAGCTGCCAACGGTTACAAGCTATCCCGGCGTGACGACCATGGCCGTGACGATCACAGGGACTGACAAGATTAGCACGGCGTCAAACAACAAGATCAATCTTGTGGCAACCCGAAAACTGCCAACCATAAGCGGCGGCGCATTATCGGCACCAGCCACCACTCGAACCATATCAGCGGCAGTGGCTTACGTGGCAAAGTCGCTAGGTTATGACGATGACCAGATAGATCTTGACGCACTTGAGCAGCTAGAAGCGATCTGGACACCTCGAGGAGATTTCTTCGACTACGTGATCAGTGACGGAACCGCCAAGGACGCGCTCGAAACTATCCTGCGTGCTGGCATGGCCTCTATGACCATCGACACTGGCGCAATTAAGCCAGTACGGGATCAGGTGCGCACGCAGTTTGAAGATGGCTACAGTCCGGAGAACATGACCGCCCCGCTCACCCGAACCTTTGAAGCGCGGCAGGTGGACGAATCGGATGGCGTAGAAGTCGAATACACCGACGCGGAAACATGGACGACCGAAACCGTACTATGCGCGCTGCCAGGCGATCAGCAGATCAAGCTCGACAAGGTGAAGCTCAACGGAGTAACCGACCGCACCCGAGCATGGCGCATCGGTATGAGGCGGCGAAGAGCGCAAAAGTACCGGCGCTGGACGTACAGCTTCAACACCGAGCTGGACGCACTGAACAGCGAGTACCTGTCATACGTGCCGCTGCTAGACGATGTGCCGGGCTACGGCAAAGTGGCGATCTTGGAAGGCATCGAAGCCGACCGAATCACCGTGTCCGAGGCCATGGAGTTTGAAGCCGGCAAGAGCCATGTGGTCGCGTATCGAGCCGAAAACGGCGAAACCATCGGACCCTTCCCGTGCACTCAAGGGCCAGATGAATACACACTGCTGGCGGAAATCCCGCAGCCTTGGCCAGCCGTGCTACCGGCAGACCGCGAACCTACGCACGTTTACTTTGGCACAACCGAGCGTTGGAACTTTCCGGCACTCATCACAGACATCAGCCCACAAGGCCCGGCCTCTGTCGGCGTAGAGGCGGTTAACTACGACCCGCGTGTTTACGCCGACGATGACCGGCAGCCTGATTAGCTATGTCTTGCGCCCCTTTGACAGGTTGTGTTTTGCCCACAACGGCTGAAGGTTAGTGTAGTGGCACAGTTCGAGAAGCTCATTTTCTGTCTTTGCTGAATCAAGAGGTATTACGTGATCTATGTGCCATTCACCCCTATTGCTCCACGTCATCCCTGGCTGGAACTGGCTGGCGAGATGAGACTCCAGCGTTCCCCAGTCACAGCCAATGATCTGAGCCGTGCCTGAACTCTTTGTATATCCGTGTCTCCTTATGGCTATATTTATCCTATTACGAACCCTGATCCTGAGTGCGTACAGTGGGTCAGATTCCATTCGCTCCCGGTGTACCCTGTTGCGCCGGTCTTTATTTTTGGCAGACCATTCTCGCTTATAGGCTCGCACGTGATCTCTGTTCTTCTCTACCCATGCAGACTTTTTCGCCGATTCTTTTTCGAGGTTCTTTTTACTCCACTCTCTTATGTATTCTCTTCGGCGATCCCTGTTTTTCAGCATCCACTTGGAGGCTCTTTCGCGGGCTCGGTCTATGTTCTTTAATCGATATGCTCTGTCTCGCTCGTAAGAGCACCGCCTGCATACGCCGCTAGCCCCGTCCCTAGAATCTTTTCTAGGGGGAAATTCTGAAAGCTTTTTAGGCGCTCGGCATTTTGAGCAAGATTTAAATGAAGTACTATTTATTGCAGCCAT